GAAGCTTCTACCGGAAGCGTTCTTGACCACAAAGCCCTTCTGATTGGCGGGAGTCATCTCATCAAACAGGAGCGAGACCAGCTCGACTTCCACGTTACGAAGTTCGCCCTTCTGAATGGTGCGTTTACGATTCACGCTACCTCCTTGTTGTTGATTGTCAGTTATGTAGTTGTGCATAGTTATTGCGCTCCGAAGTTCCTGTTTTGCATGAAAAGCTTTTCGTCAGCTGTTTGCAGCACCTCGGTCAGGTTGCCGAAGTTGAAGTCATCAGGCTTCACACTCCAGCCGAAGTCAAAATTGAACTCGTTAGCCAAGGCTAATGCCAGGCGGTTCTGCAGCGGTCTGACCACGAACTGGTAGAACATCCTCATATCGCTGCTGTTATCGCCACCAAGCTGCCCTGGGATAAGCTGAGAGACTATCCTGGCAGGAACTCTGTGATAAGCGAGGATGCCTTCCCTGAGGTCTTTCTTAAGTCCCAGGAAGCCACCTTCCCGGTCTTGCTGTCTGAGTGGTTCAAGGCGTATCTTCACGTCCCGGCTCTCACTCTCGATCAAGACAGTAGAGTGGCTCTTACCATTGCCTTTTACCTCGGTTAAGGCTTTCTCTATCTCGGTATAGGCATCGGTCAGCACTTCATTGCCCTGCTCATCGGTGACTGTGCCATCACGTAGAGTACCGCCTTCTACGATCACGAAATAGTCTATCATGAGACCGTTCTTGAAGTTGTTGTAGTCAAAGGTCTTGATCTCAGAGAGTATCTCGACATTGATAGCTATGGGCAGGCAGGCTAAGCCCCAGGCGTTTGACCTGTGGGTAGACTTCTTCACGTGGATGATGTCCTCGTAAGCGAAGTCCTTCTTCTGGTTGTTCTTCACTTGGATGTAGTTGGGCTTGAAGAAGCCGAACTCGTCATAGTTCTCTACGATCTGAACTTCACTGGGCAGCATGCGCTCCAGTCCCATCCACTGGCCTTGGGCATTCCGCATCTTGATCAGGAAGCCGTTTCCACAGGCCAGATAGAACTTCATCAGCTCTGCCAGGATGGTTGTCTGATCTTCACAGGCAGGGAACTCGGCATCAACCATCCAGGCTTTGACCTGGCTGTTCTTGCAGTCGAACTGCATGATGGTTGCCATCGTCAGGGCATCGATGCAGCCGGAATGGTACTCATCGGTATCCAGGAGATTAAGCAGATTGCTCATCGAGTAGGGTTGTGAGACCACTTTCTTGGTCTCGGCAGCTTTGGATATCAACTGCTTGCCAATTCTGCTCGGCTTGGATAGATCAACAGGCTCAGGTTTGTACTTGGTTTCCAAGAGATCACTTGCAGAACTGATCGCCAGGTTATGCGCACCTATTCGCATCACTCTCATGAGCCCGCTCCAGTGCCGCTTTTCAGCAGATCGATCTTGGCTATCCTGACCAGTCTGGTGCCATCGATGCGGCTGGTATAGTATTCAACACTGGGCAAATCCCGGTTCATCAGTTTCAGGTAGAAAGAGCGGAACTTCTCTTTGAGTTGGTACAAGTCGGAATCCGGGTCAGATAAGTTCTGAGCATTGACGATCAGGAAAACCGTCCAGGCGATATCCGTATCCACATACTGCCGGGAGGTGCCATGCTTGCCTATCTCGGAATCGAGGATCAGGATGGCGCAAGGCAGGTTCTTAGGGATGTTGTCCTTGTTGTAGAGGGTCTCGGCCACTCCTGCCAGCTTCAAAGCTTCTGAGATGCGGCTGCGTTCGGCTTGGTATTTCTCAAGTGCGGTCATAGGCTCACCTTGATATCGTTCAACTGCTGATAGATCCACTGCTCTCTGTTAGCTATGACTGAAGCAAACACATTACGAGCGGCGATACCTTCCCGCTTGATCTTGCCCCGGATGAGATAGGCGATCTCGGCTACGGTCAGAGCTTTACCTGTCTCTTTATCTGTCCAAGACAGGTGCTTGCGTTCGACCCAGGCGATGAGGGGAGCGATCGGAGTCCAGGAAGGCACTTTGCCACCCAAAACGAAAAGCTCGTGTTTGACATTGGAGCCTACTCTCAGGATCATGGCATCAGGACTTGTCTCAAGTAAGTAGCCTGTATTGCCATAGAAGTCGCCTTTATCGTAAATCTGTTGTGCCAGTATCTCTTTACGGGACTCGGCATCGATCACAGAGCCAATCAAATGCAGTCGGCTCTCCAAGGCAGCATAGATAGCCCGGTAAACTTCTATCATGATCTCATCGAGTGAGGAGTTCTGCTCTGGCATTTGCACTCCAGCAGTTTATCGCAAAAACAAGAAAATCTGCGTAAATCCATTCGATCTGCGTCATCTGCGTTCTATTCATTTCAGATCACTCCCACCCGGATCACTCTTGGGGGCCTGGGCTTCAGCTCATCCAATCTCTGCATCCCAGTAGGATTCAGATAGTCACGAAGCCCGGTCAGTGCTCTTAGCTCAAGGTTAGCTTTGAAGGCGTCTATTTCGCTCCCTGTGAGCAGTTCGGTGGCAGATTGGTCTAATCCTACGGTCTTGACTATTCCCTCGCCCAGGGTCTTCAAATTGAGAAACTCGGCAGTGGAGTGCAGCATCAGAAAACAGAACCCAAAACGAAAAGAAATCAGGAACGGCTCCTCTTCCGGCAGGTCATCGTGAGTTGCATGATCATAGTGTTCCTGCAGAACCAGTGAGTGGATCATCTCAAGAACCAGGCCCTGATGCTCCTTGAAGATGCCATTGTTGGACATCTCCTTCGGCAGGTTAAGAATTGCGAGCATGGCGTCCGTCTCTACTGGGATCGGTATCACTTACCTTTCCTCATCAGCTCAGATAGCTCAATCGCTCGGCGACCGACCTGCTTTGCCCACTTGGAGGCAAGCATCCCATTGGCAGCCCGTTCCCAATCTCCAGCCTTCACAAAAGCCAGAGTGTTCTTGAAACCAAGCAGTCCATTGATACCGAGGTTGAAGCACATGTTCAGCAGCACCGACTTCCGCACTTCATCAAGACCATTGTAGATATCGGGAATCCTTGCCTGAAGCTGCTTCTCGCAGATCATGATGTCATTGATCAGCATGATGTAGGCTTCTGACTCGGTTATCCCACAATCATCGAGATTGCGGCCAATCCCAATCGTCAGCTTACCTGCCGTACAGCGGTAAGGTTTCAGCCGCAGACCTTCATGTCTGACAAGCTGTGCTTTGATTCTATCCATCAGTTTCGCTTCCATTTATGTTCCTTGGTTGTACTGGATCATCGATCCGGAGCAAGAAAAGCTCTTCCCTGTATTATCACAAATAAGGAAGTATAAGGATGCGACAGATTTTAGGGTTGACAAAAATACACTGTGCATCTGAGTGTGAAAATACAAATCTGGCTGTGAGGCATTAATGAAACAGATTATTGAAGATATCCGTAGATTACTGAAAGACGGTACATTTAAAGACGAACAGCATGTTCGCTTTTCCCTTGTGGGTAGGATATGTCAGGCTCTGGGATGGAACATCTGGAATCCAGCAGAATTCTATACAGAGTACAATGTAAAGAAGTACCCGCCCCAGGAGATAAACTCCGACCTTCGGGGCCGAGTGGATGTGGCTTTGATTCTGAGTGAAAAACGTAATGATCTTGCTGAAGTATTTATAGAAGTTAAAACACCAGGCAAACTACAATCCGAACTTGCTGCAGGAGAAACTCAACTGCAAAAATACAACTTTTGGGATAAATCTGCGATCAGTGTCTTGACTGATGGGATAGTGTGGCGATTCTACCTTCCTTCCATTGGTGGGTCTTTTGATGGGACTTTATTCAATGAAATCAATATGCTAAAAGACGATCCCACAGCAATAGCGACGGTATTTGAACGCATCCTGAAAAGAGAGAATTTCCGAAAAAAAGCACTGCAAACGGCAGAAGATATGCATGAAGAACTGCGCAAGATCAATCTCCTAGATAATGTTAAAACTGAAGCTGAGCAAATCGCAACCAAAACAGGGATGTCCGCTTATTTAATCGCTAAACAGCTCTTGTTAACCAAGCATAAAGAGGATTTTGAGATAACAGAAATCGAAACTCTTTGGCATAAATCAGTTCCCGGAGCAGAAGAAAACGGGGATAGCGGTTCTGCTATCACACACGATAATTATGACCTTGATCATGATTATAGGTTCAAAAAACTTAAAAGAGCTTATGTAATTGATCAATGGTATCCAGTTACCGCTTGGTGGCAGCTAAAGAAAACGCTATACTTGAACCTCCAAAGTAAGCTAATTGGGTTAACCATAGGCAAAGGCGCAGGCATATCCCAAGATAAGACAATCTATGCGAACCCGATTACATTGGCAGATGGTTACTACTGCGAGGGACACGGAAGCTCATCTTCAATTCTGGGTCATTGCAGAACCGTTCTAAAAGCCTTGAATATGGATTATAAGTCTTCAATAAGAATTGAAATTCAAACTCAAACGGAGGAGTCTTGAGCCAATCTCATTCACAAATTGCGGCTTTCATTTGGAGCATCTGCAACCTCCTGCGCGGACCTTACAAACGCAACGAATACCGAAAAGTGATTCTGCCCTTCACTGTGCTCAGGCGCTTTGACTGCATCCTGGCACCAACGAAAGACAAGGTACTGGCAGAGCTTCCGCTTCTCTACAGCAAGTCGGATAACATAGTTACAGAGAGCCTGATCAGGATTACAGGTGTTCCTTTTTACAACAAGTCTCAGATGGATATGAAGAAGCTGCTGGATGACACAGACAATATCGCCATCAACCTTCAATCCTATATCAACGACTTCTCTCCCAATGTGCAGAAGATCATCGAGTACTTTGCATTCTCGGAGCAAATCGCCCGGCTGCAAGATGCCAACTTGCTTTATCTGGTGCTGCAACGCTTCGTAACTGATGAACTCGATCTCAGCCCTCAAGCAGTGGACAATATGCAGATGGGCCTTGTTTTTGAGGAACTGATCCGCATCGGGGCAGAACAATCCAATGAGGAAGCCGGAGAGCATTTCACACCCCGCGAAGTTATCAAGCTGATGGTGAACCTCCTCCTCAGTCCGGAAGCCGACCTTGCCAAAAGCCATGTGGTGAAGACCATCTTCGATCCCGCTTGCGGAACCGGGGGCATGCTCACCGCTGCTGAGACCTATATCAAAGAGCTGAACCGTGATGCCAAACCTCACATTTTTGGACAGGACTGGAACAAAGAATCCTACGCCGTCTGCTGTTCCGATATGCTGATCAAAGGTGAAAATGCGATTGTCCATTATGGCTGCTCTTTCGAGCAGGACGGCTTCGCTTCAAACAAATTCGACTATATGCTTGCCAATCCTCCTTTTGGGGTGGAATGGAAAAAGCAGCAAAAAACAATCACCGATGAGCATGAAAAGCTTGGCTTCAATGGCCGCTTCGGAGCAGGCTTGCCTCGCATTAACGATGGCTCACTGCTCTTCCTGCAACACATGATCTCCAAAATGAGGTCAGTGGAGGAAGGCGGTAGCAGGATTGGCATTGTCTTCAATGGTTCGCCCCTCTTTACCGGAGATGCAGGAAGCGGGGAATCCAATATCCGCAAGTGGATCATCGAAAATGACTGGCTGGAAGCCATCATAGCCATGCCGGATCAGCTATTTTACAATACCGGGATCAGCACCTATATCTGGATCATCACTAATAAAAAAGAACAGCACCGCAAAGGCAAAATCCAGCTTATCGACGCTCGCAAGTTCTATCATAAAATGCGCAAGAGCCTGGGCAATAAACGCAATGTCATCGGCGATGGGGACGATAACCGCTTTGACCACATCAGCCTGATCACCCGGATTCACAGCGATTTTGTTCAAAACCAAGAGCTGGAATTCGAGAGTAATGGTGAGCTAAAAACAGCCATCGTCAGCAAGATCTTTGATAATACGGACTTCGGCTACCGGAAGATCACCGTGGAGCGTCCCCTGCGCCTGAACTTCCAAGCCTCAGCGGAGCGCATTGCCCGGCTGGATGGCATCACAGCCTTTGCCAAGCTGGCAGAAAGCAAGAAGAAGGACTTCATCGAAAAAAAAAGGGAAATAGAGGCTGGTAAAGCTCTGCAACAAAGGATAAAAAACGCCCTGGATAGCATGGATCCCAGTGTTATCTATAAGAACCGGGAGCAGTTCCAGAAAGCGCTTAAGCAGGCACTATCTCAAGCTAAGCTCAGCCTGGGCGCTTCGGAACTCAAAGCTATCCTGGAAGCACTCTCCGAACGCGATGAAAACGCGGATATCTGCACCGACTCCAAAGGTAGGCCGGAGGCTGATACCGACTTAAGGGATACTGAGAACGTACCCCTCAAGGAAGACATCGAGACCTACTTCACAAGGGAAGTGTTGCCCCATGTTCCCGACGCCTGGATTGACTACTCCAAGACTAAGATCGGCTATGAAATCCCGTTTAACCGCCATTTTTATGTGTATCAGCCGCCAAGGGGATTGGAAGTTATAGAAGCAGAACTTTTCAACATAGAGAAAGAGATTGAAGCTTTACTACTGGATTCAAATGTATGATTGAGCATAGTTCAATTAAGCTATCCAAGGAGATAATAGCCTTAAGCAATTCAACTACTTGGGAATCAGCTATGAAAGAATGGGTGTTGAGTGAAGTATATTCAGATAGGATATTTGCAGCAATTAAACGAATATCAAAAGATAATGCCAAATCCTGGAATATAGAAGCTATAGAATATATGAATGAACGTGGATGGCTTACGGAATGGGAGTATGGGTTTTGCATAAACACAATGAAGAAAAGAGTGCTATCAGAAAGACAGTTGAAATCCAGGGTAGATATAAATCAAAAACTTCTAAGGAAACCGAAAAATCAATTATCTCATAGAGGCACTAGTGATTAAATATAAGAGCTACGAAGATTATAAGGAAACTGGAATCACTTGGTTGACAATGGTGCCAAAACATTGGGAGATTTTAAGAACAGATTCTGTGACAGTCTATATCAGAAACCAGATAAATCCTGATGAAATCAAATCAGAGTTTGTTTTTCATTATTCTATCCCCGCTGTTCAAGAAACTGGAACTGGACAATATGATCTTACTGAAGAGGTCGGAAGTGCAAAGCAGCTTATCACTAAAAAGTCAGTACTAATCTCAAAACTGAACCCTCGTAAGGCTACAATCTGTATTGCAGAGCCGAAGGATGAGATCACCATCTGTTCATCCGAATTCATTGCAATGGAAGCAAAAAAATGTGATCTTAAATATCTGTTTTATCTCATGAACAGCGAGATGAACAGACAACGGCTTGATGCCAAGGTGCAGTCAGTTACACGAAGCCATCAGAGAGTTTATCCATCAGATATCTACAGATTCTGGACAGCTCTTCCATCGACCACGGAACAACAAGCAATCGCTTCCTTTCTCGACAGGGAGACGGCTCGGATAGATGCTTTGATCCAGAAGAAAGAGCGGATGATAGAACTGCTGAAAGAAAAACGCATCGCCCTCATCACCCAAGCCGTTACCAAAGGACTGGACCCCAATGTATCATCGAAGGACTCCGGGATAGAGTGGCTGGGCGAGGTGCCGGAGCATTGGGAGATTGCCAAGGTTGGCAATGGGTTCTCGATACAGCTTGGTAAAATGCTACAGCCTGAACAAGATAAAGAAACTGACGTGCTGGTCCCTTACCTCAAAGCTATCAGTGTGCAATGGGACAAAGTATCTGTCAATGAAGAAACCCAAATGTGGGCCTCCCCTGATGAAATTGAAAAATATGGAGTTAGGAAGGGAGATCTATTAGTTTGCGAGGGTGGTGAAGTGGGCAGAGCTTCAATGCTGACTGATGACATAGGCATGGTTATCATCCAGAATGCACTACATAGAGTCAGAAGTAAAACAAACAGCACTGTGTTTTTGAAGTATTTACTGCAAGTGGCTGCCAATCAGTTATGGTTCGATATACTATGCAATAAAGCCACTATATCTCACTTCACAAGGGACAAGTTCTCTGAGCTGATGATCCCATATCCTCCTCTTATGGAGCAAAATGCAATTGTCCAGCACTTAACTGATAAACTACGAGATACACAGTTATTGCTCGATAGAATAACAGACTCCATCACCCTCCTCCGCGAATACCGCGCTTCCCTGATCCACCATGCCGTAACAGGAAAAATAGATTTGCGAGATTATGATGTCCAAGCACAATGAACAAGCCTTTGAAGCCTATATTGAGTCCGTCATGCAAGATGGATGGACAAGCGTAGCCAATACAGCCTTTGACGTAGGCAATGCCCTCTTTGCGGAGCAAACTATAGACTTTATTAAGCAGAGTCAGCCCACCCTCTGGGCAGAACTGGCCAAGCTGAACGGCAATCTCCTGCCCGGGCAAATCATCAAAGCCCTGGTCAAGGAGCGCAATCTGAAGGGCACACTGCATATCCTGCGGCATGGCTTCAAGTTTCAGGGCAAGACCCTAAAGCTGGCCTATTTCCGTCCAGCTCACAGTCTCAGCAAGGAAGCGGAAGCTCTTTACCAGTGCAACACTTTTCAGGTTTGCCGCCAGGTCTTTTATCACCCCGATAAGCAAGAATCCATAGACATGGTATTGGCAATAAATGGCATCCCGGTTGCTACCCTCGAGCTCAAAAATCCCGGCACCGGGCAGAATGTAAAGCATGCCATAAAGCAATACCAGAATGACAGAGACCCTTCTGCACCCCTTTTGAGCTTCAAAACGGGGGCACTGGTACACTTTGCTGTGGATACCGATGAAGTATATATGACTACTCACTTGATGAAGCAGAAGACATCCTTTTTGCCCTTCAACCGGGGCAGTAACCCTCAAAGTGTGGATTGCGGTAAAGGGAATCCAATCCATCCTTCTGGGCACAGAACCGCTTATCTCTGGGAAGATGTGCTTCAGCCGGACAGCTTGCTGGAGATTGTGGGCAGCTTTATCTTTATCGAGAATGCGGGCAAGAAGGACGAACATATCATCTTTCCTCGCTACCATCAGTTAGACTCCGTACGCCGGCTCTTGGCGCAGGTTAAAAGCGATCAGACGGGCAAGAACTACCTGATCCAGCACAGCGCTGGAAGTGGTAAGACCAATAGCATATCTTGGCTGGCGCACCGCCTAGCAAACCTGCACACTGATCAAGACAAATTGATTTTTGACTGTGTGATCGTGATCACGGATAGGGTAGTGCTGGATAGGCAATTACAGGATGCCATTTACCAGATAGAGCATGCCATGGGCGTGGTTGCCCCCATTAAAGAAGGTAGCCAACAGCTTGCCAATGCCTTGGTGGACGGTACCAAGATCGTGATCACTACCCTGCAAAAGTTTCCCTTTATCTTGAGAGGACTTTTGCGGATAGCTGGAGCCAAGGACACTGACATGCCGGATGAAGCGGCTCTACTTAAATCCAAAGCATGGCAAAAGAAGATAGCGGGCAGGAAGTATGCCATCATAGTGGATGAGGCGCACAGCAGCCAAACCGGGGAGGCAGCACGGGACATGAAACAGATATTAGGTGATAAAGCAGTAAGAACTGAAGATGTTGAGGATTGGCAGGATGAACTGAACCTGGTGATGGAGTCCAGAGGACAACAACCCAATCTCAGCTTCTTTGCCTTCACAGCCACGCCCAAGGGCAAGACACTGGAACTCTTTGGCACCCACGGCAAGGCCTTCCACAATTACAGCATGCGCCAAGCTATTGAAGAGGGATTTATTCTTGACGTGCTGCAGCGTTACACCACCTACAGCACCTATTTCAAAATGATCAAAAAGACTGCGGATGATCCCAGTATGCCGGCCAAAAAGGCAGCCAAAAAACTATGCAAGTTCATGCGCTTGCATCCCCGCAATGTGAGCCAGAAGACAGAGATCATCATTGAGCATTTCCGCAGTTGTATAATGCCCCTGATCGGAAGAAAAGCCAAGGCAATGGTTGTTACGGACAGCCGTTTACAAGCCGTGCGTTATATGCTGGCTTTTCAGAAATACATAGGGGAAAATCATTATACCGATGTGCATCCTTTGGTGGCATTTAGCGGAACTGTGATCGATCCTGAAACTGAGTTGGAATACACTGAGCCAGGGATGAATATCGACTATAAGAATGGCAGACATATTTCTGAAACGCAGCTAAAAGACCGCTTTGGCAGTGAGGACTATCAGATCCTATTGGTGGCGAATAAATACCAGACTGGGTACGATCAACCCCAACTCTGTGCCATGTATGTGGATAAGCGTTTGGATGGAGTGCAGGCAGTGCAGACCTTATCACGTTTAAACAGGATCTATCCTGGCAAAGAAGCACCCTTTGTGCTGGATTTTGTAAATAAAGCTGAGGATATCCTGGCAGCCTTTAAGCCCTATTATACGGTGACAGAACTGGAATCAGAATCCGATCCTACGCATCTAGAAGAGATTAAGCACGAGCTGAACCAGATGCAGATTTACGATTGGAAGGAAGTGGAGGACTTTGCAAAGATATTCTACAAACCTTTGGGCGAACAAAAACGAGGAGATCACGCTGCTCTTCAGAAGCATCTCCAGAGTGCCGTGGAGCGCTACAAACAGCTTGAGAGTGATGAGGACAGGGATAAGTTCCATGACAAGCTTAAGGCTTATGTGCGGCTTTATGCCTTTGTTACTCAACTAATCAATTACACTGATCAAGAGCAGGAAATGCTCTATAGCTTTGGCAGGTTTCTGTTGCCGCACATCCACCCCAGTGACAGCCGGGATGCTTATCCGGAAAAAGATGTGGAACTACAGTATTATCGCTTGCAGAAGGTGATGGAAGGCTCTATCGACCTTTCCGAGGGCGAGGAAGTCAAGGTCAAATCCCCCACTGATACAGGCACTCGTAAAGCTAAGGAAGAGGATAAACCCTTATCCGAGATAATCGAAACCTTGAACGAACGCTTTGGCACGGATTTTAGCGAAGCAGACCGGCTTTTCTTTGAACAAATCAAAGAGACAGCCTTGCAGGATGAAAGCGTGCTCAAGACCGCAGCAGCCAATCCTCTGGATAAGTTTGAACTGGGTATTGAGCAGATCATCAAAGACCTGATGATGAACCGGCTGAAGGAGAACGATAAAATCGTAAGCCGGTATATGGATGATGAGAAGTTTCAGAAGGTGATTTTTAATCTGTTATCAAAAGAACTTTTTAATGATATTAACGGGGATTATAATGCTAAAAGATAACAAGCATATAATCTTATTGACATTTTACTTGTTTAGAAAGATTAAGTTCTGATGCATAGAATTGTTGTTATTGGTTTCTACAAAGTTGACCTCATGCATGAGATATCTAGGCATATTTTGTTATATGAGATAGTAAAAAATAAGTAGTTTAGTTAGTTAATAGTAGGAAATGAAATGCCACGAGAGTACGCTCAGATTACTCCATCCGTTATTAGATGGGCGCGTGAGAAAGCAAAGTTAACCATCGATCAGGCTGCCGAAAAACTAGGTAGAACTCCAACTGATATTCAAAAATGGGAGAACGGAGAAGCTCTACCCACATTAGCGCAAGCTAGGTCAGCAGCGAAACTCTACGGTCGGGCTTTTGCTGTTTTTTATCTTCCCTCTCCACCAGATGATTTTGAACCCCTCAGGGACTTCCGTATGAACCAAGACAGTATTATATCGTCAAAAAGCTTATTGTTCATACGTCAAATCCAATGGAAGGCAGAATGGTTAGCTGAATTTTTAGTATCAGAGGGATCACAAAAATTAGATTTTGTTGGTAGATACGATATAAACTCACCTATTGAAGACGTGGCATCCAATATCATTGAAACATTAGATATCTCATTATCAGACCATAGAGCCACCAGAAGTCCTTCGAAAGCACTTTCTTTATGGATTAATAAATCTGAAAACTGCGGTATTAACATTGTTAGAGATAGCTCCATTAATAGTGATGAATTTAGAGGGTTTGTTATTATCAATGATTATGCACCGTTCATTTTTCTCAATTCAAATGACAGCTATTCAAGTAGAGTATTTACTCTTGTTCATGAACTTGTTCATGTATGGATCAACCAACAAGGAATAATAGATCCAATTGTTTGGAATGGAACCTCTGCTGCAAATGCAATAGAAACATTCTGTAATCGTATTGCGCAATCAATACTTATAAAAGAAACCGAGTTGATTGAGCTGTGGGATTCGGAAAACGATACCGCATCAATTATTAAAATATGCCAAGATATATCTTCCTCAATGGTGATAAGCCCTGAGATGGTTGCCAGATGCTTATTAGATAATAAAAGAATATCCCATAATGATTATCAATTAGTCAGAGAAGCCGGTATTGATTTATGGAAAAAGCATAAGGAGAAACAAAGAGAAAGTGATGGAATGGTAAGCCCATCCTTAATGGCAGTATTAAAGAATGGCTATTTGTTCTCCCAGATTGTCTTGAATGCCTACCAAACTGGATTGATATCTGGAAGAGATGCTTCCTCGTTATTAAATTTCAAAGTCAATAATTTCGGTAAGCTGTCGGATAACATCCCCTTAAGGAGTCATTATGCACGGCAATAAACCGAAAGTATATTGCTTGGATTCGAACGCATTAATCGAACCTTGGAACAAGTATTACTCACCAAAAATTTCCAATTATTTCGATATTCTCGAAAGACTCATTATAGAAAACCGAATATTCTGCACTGAAGAGGTAGCACTGGAAATAAAGAAAGGCGATGATCTTTTATACAAGTGGTTGAAAAAGAATGAATCTAATTTCGTCAAAACCATCGATTCTGATGTACAGAAAAAGGTAAGAATAATCCTTTCACAGTTTCCTAATCTAATTGATAGCAAGAAACAAAGATCAATGGCAGACCCTTGGGTAATTGCTCATGCTTGGTCACTTAATGCTGTTGTAGTTACAAAAGAGTACCCAATCGATAATGTGAAAAAACACTGTAAAATACCAGATGTGTGTAAGTTCTATAACATCTGTTGCATGGACGATTGGCAGTTTATAGCTGAGCTTGGAATTACTTTCGTAGCTTCACTATAATCAGTTAATTTTATATTAGACTAGTACTTGTCCTGCACTTCCAATGAAAAGGCGGAAATGGCGTATGTGCACCGGAGACACCAACTGGGTTCATATCTGAGTCGTATTCGATCTGATCGTCCTTAATCCAAGGCGCGAGGGCTTTGATGTATTCCCGGGCATCATCCAGGCTGTTGGACTTGGTATCCAGAGCCATTAGGTTATCCATCACTTCCAGAGCATCGTTTAAGGGATAGACCTTATCTTGGGTAGCCAGAGCCCGGCAGATGTCACTGGTACGATCATCCAGGACCACCACGAGCTTGTAGTATCGGGCTTTGGCTTTCTTGTAGCCCTGCAACCTTCCAAACTCTCTGATTCTGAGAGCGGTATGTTCGGCCAGTCCCTGCCAGTAGTGGGATGAGCGGTTGGCGAGGTCATTGAACTGGTCTTTGAGGGTATCTGCAAGCATCTCTTTGGTGTATCCCTGTTCAATGGCTTTAGAGAGAGTGTCTGCAAAGTTCTGCCGGACATCAGCTTCAAAGTGATTCCCGATCCAGAACATCTGCTGCTTTTGGATAGTAGAGGAGAGATGCTGATCTTCGATACCCCAGAGCCCGATACTGGTCTTGGTAGGGGCTTGCACTTGGGTGTCTCTCAGTCCGAGCCGCACACAGCGGTCTATAATCGCTTTGGTAGGTTCATTGACCAGGGCTGCGAAGTCATCTCCCAACTGGGTATTGATGATGCCCATAAGCTTATCTATTGAGCTCTGGTTGAGTTTCTCAGCTCGGGGCATGTCACTCAGCATTTGAATGGCGAGTCTGGCTGCATCCTTGATCTCGGTCTTCCAGGCATTATTGAGGACCCGGTAGTACTCAAGCATGAGCTTATCATAGTAATTCATCAGAAAGAGAACCTCCGAACCTTAACTCTGTTCCTTCCAATATCGTACTCAGAGAAGCGTTCCAGACAGCCAGCCAGAGCGTCACAGCCATCGATATAGCCATCAGGATAGGTGAGGAATTGGCTGATGAGAGTAGGAGTATCCTGCCCCTCCGGAAACAGCACTTTGGCTGTCTCGATGATGGTCTCGGTTCGTTCTATACGCAGGTTCTTGTTATCTTTATTATCGATCCGCTTTATTCTGTGCGATATTGGTGGCAGATGATTGTCAGTAGCCCACCTGTCGAAGTCAGCGAGAATACGTGCCTGTCCGTAAGTGGTCTCACAGGCTGCTCTGGCTTTCACTCGGTAAGTGCGATCAAGCTCCTGATAGGCATCATAGTAGTATCTGAAGAACTTGGTATTCTCAGTCTGACGTATCCAGACGTGGATCACATAGAAGCGATTACCATCGTAGCCTATGGAAATGATGGCTTTGTAACAGCCCTTCTCTCCCCAGGCAGGATCGGCATAAAGCCAAACCCGCTTCATCTGGGATGGCTCAGGTAGAGATCTATACTTGGTAAACCAGTGGTTCTTGAAGATGTTACCTTCGATTACCGGCTGTCCCAGCATTTCTCTTTGATAACCAGTCATCCCAAACTTAGCTCGTAAGTTTGGCAAAGTGGCAGTAGGGTATTGATCCTCCCAGGTGGACTTGCCCTGCTGATCTTCGAGAGAGAAGCGCAAAATCGTTTTTTGATGCGTTTTCAGGACTGACTGGTATCCTAAGTCCAAATCGGGATTATCAGCCCGCATTTCGCTTAATATGAGTTCCTGAAACTGGCAGATGGCATAGTTGGGATGCACCAGGTTACCGAGCCAGATTATCTTGCCGTTTCCCTCAGGTGAGAGTGCTCCGGCAAGCTCCTGGGTGATCTTCTCCATCCGTCTCCTACCGATGGACTGGTTACCCATGTTCTCTTCTTTATCGATATCATCACAGACGATCAGTCCGGGACGTTTGGCAGTCTTAGGATTGATGGTTCCACGATGGCTCTGCTTGATACTTCTGGCTCTGATCCTTGCCTTGTTCTTGAGATAGAAGTCCAGATCAAAGCTATCCATTGGCTGTAGCTCCGGATAGTCCATTGTGAGCCGCTTATTGTTATGCAGTTCATGAAGGGTAAACGCAGTGCGTTCCTGCGCCAGATCTATGTCTGCGGCGGTATGGATCACATAGCGCTCACCTTTGATGATCATCCAGATCGGATAGACCACTCCCATAAGAACCGTTTTGCCCAGCCCACGAAAACCGGTGATAGCGATGATGCCTGAGTCATTATCAGTCTCATCGAACATAGTCTCGTGCGCTGGGCAAAAAGGTAGGGGGAAGATATGCGGGAAATAGGTATGGCAGAAGAACGAGAAAGCATCCCAACCCTCAGCAGTTGTCTTCCTGATCCTCTCTGCCTTGGCTTCAGGATTATCGTCTATAAAAGGCAAGACGGAGATCGTCTTGGATGCGATCTCCGCCAGTGCTTTGTTATGCCGCTGAATGAACTTCTTAGGCATAACCGGGTAACCCCCAGAAGCCCAGGGGGACGGGCGTCGGGGACCCGGAGGTCGGAGGAACGACCTTGTCGGGCTGTTGGCTTGGAGGATGTAGGTAGGTAGGAAGGTTCAGCGGAGTCGGAGGCAACGGCTCCGCTGTTTGGAGGGTTTGGAGGGTAGGTAGGTTGTGTATGGAAGCAACCATGTCCGTGGCTGTAAATTTATCCATTTCTAACTCTTAAGTATTCTGCAAGATCAAGGACTATGCCCTGGAACTGCTTAAGCAGGGTCTCGTATCCTTTCTCAATCATGAAGTCGGTAACCTGATCCAGGAAGCGTACGATATAGTCGTTCAACTCCTTGGATGGCTGCCGATCCTTCTGATCCTGCTTCATCATGCTCACCAGGCTTTGGATGGCTGTGTCGGCAGGATTCTTGGCATACTCCCGGAGCGCTTGAATGAGTGCCTTCTTGCGGGCGATGGCGATCTCGTGGTCGAGTTGGTTCTCTTCTTTAAAGAGCTCGTCCCACTTACCGCTCTTGATCCACTTGCGGACGGTGATATCGGAGACTCCGAAGATCACCGCCAGCTCAGTGGGTTCGGTCTTACCGTTCAGATAGGCTTCTTTGCAGTTGTCCCGCTTGATGCGGAACTCACGGCTATTACTCATACTCAGGGCGTACCTTGTGCTTTGTCAGGTAGTCGTTCAAGTCTTTTCCGGCACAGCGCAGCTGTCCGTTATCTTTGGTTCTAAAGGCAGGCAGAGGATCGAGGATATCCCTGATCCAGCGATATACGCTGGAACGGTCAACCCGGAGGATATCGGCTATCTCATCGGGACGGTAGTTGCGTTCATCGTTGAAGATACTCATTGTCTCTAAAACCTCTGCAGTTTTGGTATTCATAGGTGCCATTATTCATTCTCCTGTACTTTTATCAAATTGAGATGCATTACCTTGCCACTGTTTCTTACAGAGAAGGGAAGTTAAGGATAATCTGGCAGAACTTGCCTGATTCGTCACGTTCATAGAAGTTGATGTACTGCTTGGTAGCAACTACCTGGATGGCCTGGTCGATCAGCTCCATAGCTTCCTTCCAGGTTTGATCCTTGATGTTGTAGCGGCGCAGGCGCAGGATACGGTATTTGGCGATTTCACCTTTCTTATCGACCTGAAATGCCTCGCTGATGATGGCTCGGAGGTTGACATTGGAGTCGGCTGACCAGGCTTTGATGCACTCATCGATCTTCTGCTTGGCAAGTTGGAGTTCGATGCCGAACTGGATGCGTTCCTTGAATCTGATCTCAACTCTATATTTGCCGTCAAAGCTGTTGAGGACGGCATTGCCCTTCCAATCCAGTCCGTTCTTTTCGGCTACCTGCTGGAGATAGAGCTCCACATCTTCAAAGAACTGGTTCTTATCTGCTACTATGCGGTCATGCAGCTTGATCGCCCGGTTAATGGTCTTGGTTACGATGGCATCCTGCTTGAGGATCTCCGGCCTGATGATTGAGACCGGGATGCTCTGTCCGTTAGCGTCAACTCTGGTGGGAATGGGCTTCTTAGCCCTGGGGGTTTTGGGGGTGTCCATTAGATATCTCCTTCTTGGTTGTATTTTTGGTTTTCTTTTCATTCTGTTTGATGTAGTTCTGCAGCATAGCGATGACCGCCCTGCGTTCCTTCTGGTTGAGTAGGTTCCAGTGGCTTTTGGAATAGTGTTGGATGGTAAATGCCCGTAGCTGGGACTCGGTCCAGCCCGCAGTCTTCATGAGATAGAACATATACTTGCCCTGACGGTCGAAAGTAAAGATTTGGGGTCTGCCATGCTTACGGTACTTAAGCAGGAGTGCCTTCAACTCAATTAAGCGATCCTCCGGCAAAGCCCTAAGTGATTCGCCATAGCCCAAGCCCTTGATGATGAACTTGAATGCTTCAAGCGGCCAGTGGAACTTCTTGACCCGGAGGCCATGTATCTCTTGGCGTAGTTTTCGTTCTCGCTGTTCCTGAGTCATAGAATGCCCTCGCTCTTTACTTGTGGTTAGTAGTTTTGGTAGTTTTTTTACGGCGTCTCTGAGGCCGAATGCCGCACTCGGCCCGCTTCTCGCTAATGATGCCTTTCTTGATCACCGAGCCGACTTTGCAGATCATGTTTATGTCCTTGGTATAATAACCTGACTTACATATACCCACCGCATCGACTGAGATCAGTGCCTCCAGGTACTTAAAGGCCCACTGGCGGCTGCGCTGCATCTTGGAGGCCAATTGTCGGATGCTCTTTATTTGGTTCTTTTCAAGCAGGAAGCAGATATCCTGGCAGGCTTTAAGGTCGAATGCCCAGTTACCGCAGTAAATGGTTGCTACATTGATATTATAGCGACCCCGGTTGGTTACATAGATATCCTCGTATTTGGATACCTTGCGGATCACATTGCCTGTAAGGAGTTGGTTAAGGCGCTCCTGAACCACATCCCGGTCTACTCCGGTGCACTCACAGATCAGATCTAAGTTGAAGTAGCTGACGAAGCGGTCTACGAAGCGGTCGATTATAATGCTTTGCTCGTTCATAATGCCCCCTAAATATGGTTCATGGCTTGGATAGGATTGATTTTACCGCTGACTTCAAGCATGTGCATGATCTTGATGGCTTTCCTAAGGTTCCCGGCTGCGTTGAAGTGGATGTAATTGACCAGGGACTCCGGGCAGGGAATATTCATCAGTTCGGTGCCCAACATTCTAATATCATCCTTGCTTACCGCTTCGAACTCGTAGAAGTAGTTACAGCGGTCAAAGTAGTAAGCATTAATCTGGTTAAGCCTATCCATGGCGTTCTGCATGCCTACCAGGATCACCACTGCTAATGTCTCATCCACCAGATCTCTGACCGATCCGAGTAACTGAGGATAGCGGAAGGCGTAGTCGATCTCATCAATGATGATGACGGTATCCTCATTATCGAGGAGCAGTTGGATACATTGCTTGTAGATGTTGTTGGTAGTACCCACGGGGAGATAATCACCCCTCCCCAGGCTTCTGTACAGGTTCTGGAGCAGTTCCTTGGCGAAGGTCTTGGGAGTGGTTGTAGCTTCCAGTCTGATATACACATATCCTCGGGCATAGGCAGCACGGCTGGCATAGGTGGTCTTGCCGAGGCCGGGTCTGCCATACAGCATGCCCAGTCCCACCATCTCCAGTCGGGGACGCTTAAGCAGGAAGTCAATGCACTCATCGGCTTTCCGGACATTGTGGATCGGGACAAGTTTACCTTGCTTCATTTATTCCTCCTTATTTGATTCCGATCGTTTTAAGCATTTTCTTGAACTCCTCATTGTCGAAGGGATCGAACTCGCTTGATCCTTCGATAACAGCTTGATTTTGATTGGTGTTGGTCTGTTCAGGTTGACTGGCAGCTATTGCTTTCTCTTGTTCGATTACTATCTGTTCCAGCCTGGCAATCTCCTCTTCTGGACCCGGGGCGGGAGCTTCGATCATAGGTGCTTGAAGGAAGGTAGGATTGTTATCAGCGGGGATCTCGTTCATATAGCTCTTGAGCAGCTTATCTACCGATTCCTGATTACTGCGCACAAAGCTCTGGGTCCGCTGTTCGGTCAGCTGCTGCAGCTTCTTGATCTGGGCATATTCCTGGCGATATTCCTTATGCGATTTGCTGTTCTGCATATCGGCCTGGATGAACGGATGCTGAGCCTGGCGCAGAGAAGCCTGGCAGATAAAGACATCCGCCTCGTCATAGACCAGTACCCATCTCGCATCAGCCAGATCGTATCTGATCACCACCGGCTTACCTATGTGATCCACTAGGGCAGGATGCCAATACTTCAGTTTGTTCAGCACGATGCCCTCGTTGCGGATGGCTTTACGTTCTACACTCAACATCATAAAGTTGAGCTGAGAGGGATTGACCAGCCTATCCTGCGGCTTGGGAGCCGAGTTGAACACCTCCCAGGGTTTGCGGTTATCCAATCCCCGGTGAGGGGTGATACCATATACATATCTGATATAGTAGCCGATCATCTGCATCGCTTCTTCAGTAGTGGGTGGCTCGCAGGTATATAGCTTCTTGATCCACTTCTCGTTACGCATCAGAGTGGCAGGTTTATCGGCTATATTGGCTCCCCGGAAGCTGCTGATGAAGCGTTCAAACTGCTCCTGGAAGGTCCGGAAAAACCGCTCGATGATCTTGGCTTTGGCATTGTAGCTTTCGGCGAACTGAGCTCTGATTCCTAACTTGGGGAAGATGCCACCTAATTCCTTGGCCAGGTCATGCCCTTCCCACTGCTCGTGGAACAGCTTGCTCTTGAAGGCCTTGCCATTATCAAGATAGACATACTGAGGCAGGGCTCCCCAGTTGAGGAAGCCATTGCGGAAGGCAGCTTGGATGTGCTGGCTGTCCTCGGTGAAGGCGAGAGTGGCACCCACTGGATATCGGGATGCCCAGTCGAAGACCATGATCATAGTCATGCGTTGTGCTTTCCCAGTCTTGGGATTGAGGATATCGAAGGCCAGGGTATGTCCATCGGCTACCCAGACTTCGCCCACACTCAGCAGTCTGCTGTCCCGGTGGATGGTCTTAATGATGTGCTCAGCTACGAACTTGCTGCCCCGCCTGGCTTGCTCCCACATTGCCAGGTTGTCATCCCGCCACTCTTCGACCCAGCGTCTAAGCGTTGGTACCGAACTGGGTGAGTCGATCAGTCCGGACTCGGCTTTGGCTTTTAGGAACTTGAGAGCACTGCCGATGCTGATCCGGTTGGGATGCAGCAGGATCGCCAGCAGCACCTTGCCTTCCAGTTCGGTGATCTTACGTTGCCGTTTCTGATAGCGGTTGCCATGCAGGAGGGCATACATATCCTGCTTGCTCTGTTCATATCGTTCCAGCCAGATGCGTAAGGCCCGTTCAGTTCGCTTTCCTTTCAAAGCATAGAGTTCCGGAGCCAGGCTACCGTTATTGTATTCCTTAGTGAGCAGTTCCCACTCCCGTCCTTTGGACTCGCTATGCTGGAGCCGCTCCAGCACCGTGGTGCAGAAGTAGCCCATCAGCTTGGCTTCGTTATCGCATTTGACTGGTACCCGCTCTTGAGGAGTAAAGTCGATGAACTCATCCTCAGGATCATTGGGAGCGCTTGGCTCATCTTCCAGAACGATACTGTCGTCAAGTATGTTGCTATCAGTCGCTGTGACAGCCGGAACTGGCTTGGGAGTCGGCTTAGGTTTGATCTCCTGGCCTTTCCCAATCTGGTTAAGCAAATCCTGCTTACCCTTCCAATCAGGATAGATGCTCTGATAGAGCTCCGCGTAGGTCAGGGGATCGATTTCATCATAGATGCTCATGCTTGTCCTCCTCGCTGTATTTGTAGATCAAAGCGCTGTGCAGGTCTTTGCCATCCACCTTGAGAGTGATCTCAATAAAGCCGGCAGGCACCAGGTTCCTGGCCCGGCAGTCTGCCATCTCCTTGATATATAAGGAAGGCTCGGTCAGCAGGAAGGTCTTCATAACCTTATAGCCATCCTGCTCGACCAGATGCTTGTGCACTTCGATTCGGTTGCGCTTGATATAGCGCCATACGGTGCGGGTGGAGCAGCTCATCAACTCCGCTGCCCGCTCCACGGTCAGCCAGACTGACCTAATCTTGTTCTTGCTCATGTTCAGCCTCTGCCAATAATTCTCTGGTACCGGTAAGACCACTGTGACACTTCCACTCCGGTGGCGTGTCACAGAGGTCAAATAATCTGTCACAGTGGTAGCCTTTTTCTGTCCTGGCGATCTGTCACAGCGTTCAACGTATCTACTGATCAGCATCGGCGGCTTTTTTCTCCGATGGGAAGGGTGTGTGACACCTCCACTCCGGTGGCGTGTCACAGAGGTCGGATAATCTGTCACAGTGGTGCCCTTTTTCTGTCCTGGCGATCTGTCACAGCGTTCAACATATCTACTGATCAGCATCGGCAGCTTTTTTCTCCGATTGGAAGGGTGTGTGACACCTGTCACAGAGGTCGGTGTGTCACAGAGGTCATCCTTGATCCAACTTTCTCCGGGCTCGTAACTGGTCGCTTTCAT